ATTCATCATCATCTGCAAACTCAGTAGCAAGTTGATTCTCAACATAAACGCGCACCGGACTGGCGGCATCAATTACAATGCGTTCGTAAATGCCACGAATCTGCTGAAAGGGGACTGTCATCTTTTGTTTACAGGAATAAGGAAGCCGGCTTTTGCGCCCTTTTTAATAGCAGCCTTGAACTTGCCGCCTTCCATGTAGGTACTGTACCAGTCTTTCTCTGCCGTTGACATTGCTGGCCGCTTGCCCGATTCCGCTATCGCGTCTGTTGACATTTCCTTAACATCGCCCCGGTACTTGCCAACCCTTCTGCCTATTGCAACTGGCGCTTTAATTGGATCTTCTTCTTGCCGTATAAACTTGCCGGGGATCAGATCCATCGCCTCCTGCGCATAAGGAGAAGAGTTGCCAATAAACAATTCGACTTTTCCTGCGCCCGTTGGCAACGAAGAAGTAAACTGGCCCTTTGCGTTACGGCCTTGGGTCTTAAGTAAGGGAATGTTAAAGAGATTGTACTTGCCGCCCTCGCCGCCTGGCCTTGCGCCTCTTTTGCCATCGGCAGTTTCGACATACCAGCTATCCCTGAAGTCACCGCCCCAAGCTGGGCTGATAGCAGCAAGGTCGTTTACAACTTCCTTGGCGGCATTGCGCAATGCAGTAAATGCAGCGTCTCCGATTTCGTCAGACATTTTTTCAAGGCCAAAGCCTTTGCCTTTCTTCATCGGTTTGCGTCGCCTTGCCATTATTCCGCCCTCGCTGTGATCTTGCTTGCGTACATAGCAAAGGTTGGCCTTTCGTCTTCAGAGCCTTGTATGACAATGGCTTTGCCGCCCAGTGTAGTAATCATTTTGCCGTCTAGCGTAGTCAGGTAAATTGGTCCAACAATAACGCCGTCAATACCACTGCCGTAGCTTTCGACCTCCGTTACCTTCCACTTGCGCCCAAGATACTCAAGCCGATCATTAGAGCTAATGGGCCAAGGTACTGTATCATGGTCAACCCATACGCTAACTTCATTGCCTTGCTGCGTACCATTGCGTTCTGACTTTTTAGAGCGCGTTACAGCACCGGCAGCGGTAAACCTTGTTTCAGTAATTGCAACTGTGCCTAACGTTTCATTGTAAACGCCAGGAGTTACTTTAATGTACGTAAGCGACTGGGATCTGTACTTATCTATCATCCGTTTTGACAACGGCTTTGCCCAGGCATCTTGCGGAGCGTTCATTTAGCCTCGAAGAATGCGAACAGAGCTTTCGTTTTGCCGGTCAACCCAACAGCCGATTAAGTCCAGTAGCCACGGGTAAAGCCGTAGCACGGTGGGCGAGTAACTGCCAACACGCTTATCTTTTGGCAGCACTTGCGCCAAAGTGGTAGGAGCAAAGTATTCTTGCTCGAATACGTCGAACTTTTCTCGTTTAACTACTGGTGCCGGCAGTTGACTAGAAGCGCCAATAACTGCGGTACTGTTGCTAAATAGCACCAAGGCAAGTTCTGAGGCAGCAGCAAGATAGCCCGCTGTTAGGCTGTTACCGCAACAAGTCGCTTCATCAGTACACCAGCGTAATGTACGCAGCGCAGTTTGAGCAGAGTTAAGAGCCTGCGCCCTTTGCGTTGCGTTGAGCGCGGTCCAGGCGGTCGCCTTGAGCGTGGCCCCCATGTAGGCGTCGACCTGTTCCACCGTGACCAGCGCCGGGGGCGTGCAGTTGCAGGGACGCTCGCCATTGTCGGTGGAGTAGGAGTAGGGATTGGCAAGGCGATGCCAAGGCCACCAGGAAGCGTTCACACCGCGTACACACGCCAGGCGGTGCCGTTGTACCAGCACTTCGCACTGGCCGCGCCGCCGCCCACGGGGGCGGCGCCTACGGTGGGGGAAGTGAGGCTGCCGACCACAAGACTCATGCCTCGCCGGGGATTCGCAGGCAGAGTGGCGACCGTGTAAACCTTGCGATATTCGAGAAAATTAAACAGTGCCATCGGGAGACGGTACGGGCCAGCCTCGATCATAGCTCAGGTCGGGCCATGAAAAAGCCCCCCAGGCATCTGACCTCCTGGGGGGCTGTGTGTCCAACGCGGAGTAAACCGATCAGATCGTACCACCGTAGGGGCTGTTTGTCACCAACCGGACCAGCGGGATCAGTCGCGCATCGTTGTAAGCAAGCGCGTGCTGAGAGCCGGTAGCTAGCTGAGCGTTGGTTGGGTTGTCAACAGCAGTACCAGACAAGGTAGTACCGGGAACGTGGAAGCTGTGATGGTAGTCCACAATAATGCCATCTTGCTTAGATGGTGCATTGCGAACCGTCTCAATCTCAAGGGGAGTTTGTTCGCCCTCAAGCATGACGCCATCGCCACAAAGGTAGCTAACAAACTGCCGTTGTTGGCCGCTGGTGCCAATGATCGGAAGTTGGTCGTCAACCACGACCTTAACGTTGAAAGCGCTACCAATCAACAGGCGCGTGTTAATGCCCCTGCGGTCAGCATCATAGGTCAAGAAGCCTACTTGCTCAAGGAAGGCTTGAACAAGAGAGTGACAGAACAGAGTAGTGATCTCAGACTGCCGCTCACCCAGCTTGTAACGAGCTTCGATAACGTTTTCAGCCGTCATCCAGTTGGCGATGGTAGAGCCAGTGGTAACAGACTTATTTACGTTATTGGTGGCATTAAGCGGGCCGCCAGTGCCAAGCAGGCCCTCAAGTTGAGCAATCAGCTTACGGGTCTTGATCTTGTTAAGCGCTGGCTCAAGTTGATTGCCAAGCACTTGCAAGGGGTCTTCGCCGCTGGCCAGTTTCGAAAGCTTGTCAGCAGCGTAGGCGAAACCCCGGTGGGTGATAGTGGCGTACTGAGTGGCGCTGGTGATGCCCTGGAAGGTGAAATGGCCTTCGCCAGAATCGCCCCACTCACGGCCAGAATCCATCCTCTCTTCCACCGGGTCGATCGGTCGGAAAAACGGCGCTTCGACCCGAACGCCGGTAGTGGAGGTGAGGAGCTGGTTGCTTCTGGCCAAAATGCCAGAGCGAACCATCATGGACTTGTTAAAAATCTCTTCTTGAAGGTAGGCGGCAAATTCACCAGAAGTAGCAAGCCGCGTAAGGCTTGTTACGTCACCAGCAAAAGTACCGCCCAGGTTACCAAGGAACACTGGAGGAAAGGCAGAGGTTGTTTAGTCGGCATGACCGCACAGCCGTCGATGCTTTTGCCCAGGGCTCGGCACAGCTTCACCCCTGGCCGCGAGAGGCGATGATAGCCTCCGCTTCAGCCTTCAGCTTAGCAGCTAAATCAGGATCTTCGTGCTGTATGGCGATACGTGCGGTCACGTTTCCACCAGGAAGCCATGGGTTGGTGACAATGCCGCCACCAGGAGCGGCAGAAGCGCCCGTAGCCGGCCTGGAGCCCATGCCACCGCTACCGCCTTGGGGCTTGAACAAATAGGCGTGCTCAGGGTCTTTTCTTAGCTTGCCGGCAAAGTCAGCAAGGCCAACCTCTACGCCTCCAACGACTGCAATAGTTTTGCCGCCCCTGTCTTGAACGAGCGAATGCAGATTTGCCCAAGCATGTTTAGGATTAAACACTTCAGCGGCATTAAAGACAGCCAGAAAATCGGCTCGCTTGCGATCCTCAACGCGCTTAGTGTCTGCCTCCGCAATGGCCCTGTCCTTTTCTTCGTTTTGCTTTCGCAAGGTTTCAATGTTTTCGTTTGCCTGTTTTAGCAGCTCCTGAAACTCGCCCTTTTGCTCCATCTCTTTTCTTTGACGCTCTGTTTCCCTGTCTCTTAGCTCTTTAAGTTCGTCGGCCACTCTTTTCTTTTCAGTTAAGATTTCGTCTTTGTTGCCGTTCACAGCCGCCAGTTGCTGCTTAAGGTCTTCGGCTTCTGCGGCCTGGCGTTGCAATTCTGCAATTTGTTCAGCAGTGAGTTCCATGGCTTGATTGGTGGATGCGCTATACTGTAGCGCGTAACCGATTCATTGCACCATGGCAACAGCCGCCCCGACTCCAGCCCCTGCGGCAAAGCCCAGCGTTCCAGCCCCTGCGGTTGTCGCGCCCGTGGCCCCTGCATTTGATCCAGACAGAGAGATCGCACAGCTCAAGGCCGAAATAGCGCGGCTTCAGTCGCTTTCCGAGAACCCACCGGCAGACGAAAACAAGCCGACTGGCCCCGAGACGATTAACATGGGCGGCCTGGTACTTCGGAAGACCGTTGGCACAGACGGCGTATGCGAGACTGAAGTATTGAAAAAGCCAATGATTGATCGTGAGTTGATTCGGGCCACTAAGGCCGTTCAGCGTGAGTCTGGCTTCTGATCGCAGCGCCTAACTGAAACCCCCACTTGACATCAAGCTGAACTGCTGCATGTAGCGGTTCAGGGGGTTTCTTTGTGTTTTCACGCACTGCCAGCGCCTGTTTTTCGACCAGCTCCAGAAGGCGGGAGCGAGCGTCCTGATCCTGCGGCACCATTGGCGTTCTGCGTTTTTTGCTGCTCAAGCATAACACGTTCCGCCTCTTTTTTCAACTCTTTAACGGCTTTGCCTAGCTCAACTAGATCCACGTCCTCAGGTATCCATTCGCCTTGGGCCAGGATGCGAAGGAATAGCTCAGTTGTGATCTGGCCATTGGCTTCTATGTCGGCCAGTACGCTCACATCTTGGCCCAGTAAGCGATAGAAGTCAAAGTCTTTGTCGATAACAACCTTAGGTGGTTCTATGCCTCTGTATTCTGCCGCCATTCTAAATGCTTCATTAAGCGCAGCCTGCGTTTCAGTAGCAGCCACTGATAGCACGCAGTTGGCCTGCTGGTGGTCAATGCGCTTTGCGTCGGCACTTTCGGCTACATGCTTCTGGCCTAGCAGTTTCGTGACGCCAAGATGCGAGATTTCATTTTCCAGACGATCAAGTAAGGCCGCTTGCGCCGCAAAGGAACCGGCGTCACACTGGACCCAGTACGCTTTACTGCCGATATTCATTCTGATGGCATAATTCTGCCCCGTAATCGCCTCGTTATTGTCGTAATCCTCTAGCACCAGCAAGCCAATGGCAGCAATATGCAACGAATGCAGAAGGTCTGCTAGGCGCCGGTAGTGAGCGATATTTAGGTGCGCAACGTCAGACAGTGGGGGAGTAGCGCATAAATAACCTTCTTTCTCGGCATAGATATGTACTAATGGAATATAGTCGAGAGGGGTAAACCCAATATCACCTATTGTTTTGTTTGATTCAAACACTTCGTAAGCGCCAGGGACAAGAACGCGAGCGACAAAAACGTACTCTTCCCCGTAGGCGCCCTTAGCAACTTTGCGCTCCTCCTGATAGCGAAACGTTGTTAGCTTTGCGCCAGGATCGTCACTTTCTCGCCGGCTGCCTAAATACTGCCATGGATCAACCGGCACAAAATATGGGCGCAGTGGTTTAATCTGATCGTTAGCAGATTGCGCTTCGCGCCTTTCTGCATCAACGACTATTGACGACATGCCATAAGTAAGCGCAACTTCTAGCCGCTTTAGAGCAAACAAGTCCAAAGAAGTACCGTCGCCATCAACGTCTTTCCTAAACTCCTCTTCCCAATATGGATCACCGCCTTCTAGCTTGATCATCTTACGCATAACCATGCCGGCTGCGTTATGGATTAAGCGCTTTGTAAATGGCGCTAAAACAGAAAGATTAACACGAGTCTTCCATGGGTCGATTTTGGTTTTGGGATCTTCTTTCTCTCTTGGTTCACGCGGCAAATAGATATGTGCATTTGCGTGTAAATACTCAGTCCCCTTTGTGACGGCTTGCATTATCTCCCACTTTTGCCGCATTCGCCTATTTATGTCGTCCATATAAAATGGACTATCTACGTCTATGTAGTTTGGCAGCGATATTTTTCTGGTTGTTAGGTTCATTGCGGCAAAGCGTTTCCGGTCAGTCTACCCCTACAATGGTGAGGCCGGCGCAGTGGAACGCCCTGGTCCGCGACCCTTCACCCTGTCGAAACATGCCAAAAGCCTGCAGCTCCCTGTTACTTCGCCCGGAGCAGGAAGCTGTGTTCAACGATCAGCGGCGGTTTCGCGCAGCTATCGTAAAGCGCCGCTGGGGCAAAACCTACCTAGCCTGCGCTGAGCTAGGACGCGGCGCAACCAACAAGGTTGGACACTACCTGTATCTTGCGCCGAGCCCCAGGATGACAGAGGATATTGGCTGGGCAGCAATGCAGGCCATTATTCCTGGCGAACTTATTGAAAAAACTATGCAGTCCACTTTGTCGCTTAAACTTAAAAATGGATCGACTATTCACCTGGGAGACGCAGAGAATGTTGACGCTTGGAGGGGATTTGCGCTTCGCGGCGTTGTGCTTGACGAGTTTGCGCTTTATGACAAAGACGTTTGGCGCTGTGTTATTGCTCCCTCCATTGCCGACTTGCGTGGTTGGGCACTATTTTTGACGACAGCTAGGCCGGACGGAAGCCTTGGCCCCTACCATGACAGTATAGGCTATAAGTTGCAACCTATTTATCGCTATGGCAGCTCACGGGGAGAAAATATCTCAGATGGCAATGTTGAGGAAGCGCGTAAAACGCTTTCTAGGCAGGCATTCAAGGTAGAGTTTGAGGCTGCGATGATGTAATTCTGTGACGACTGCCGCTGCCACTGCCCCCACGGGACTTCGCCCAAGTGGCGACATTGTAGTAGGTAAAAACCGGCTTTCTCTGCGGCCAATGCAGGGGATGATTTTTAATGATCGACGCCGTTTTCGTGTTGTCTTAGCTGGCCGGCGTGGTGGAAAGACGGTGCTGGGGGCAATCGAAATGCTGCGCGGCGCTAGTGAGCGCAAGGGCAATTACTATTATGTTGCGCCAACGTATCGGATGGCAAAAGAGATCGCTTGGGATACTTACAAGAGTATTATTCCCGAACGCTGGATAAGGAAGAAAAACGAATCAAACCTTAGAATAGACTTGATTAACGGATCTTGCATCTACCTTAAGGGCT